ACGCATGCGAAGGCGTGCCCGTCGAAGTGCTGGAAGGCAATGCGGCCGGCGGCCTGCCCTGGAACGTGGCCGATCAGATCGAATTCAGGGTCGAGCGCGATCAGATGCTCGAAGCGCTGCGCCGCCTGCACGACTGGGCCCAGGCGCAGGCGCCGAACACCGACTTCAGCGGTGACCACCCCATCGCAATCGCGCGGGAGATGCTGCGCGCCAAGACGACTGGAGGCGCATCGTGAGCCGCCACAGCGTCAGCCAGCACCTGGACAAGGTGCTCCGCGCGCAGAAGGCCGCACCGGTCGCGTTCGATCAGCCGCATTTCCTGTTCGACTCGCCACGCGAACTGCCGGCCTTCGGCGAGCACCAGCTCTGCGTCGTGCCCTTCGAAGGCCACCTCGCGGACCTGAAGATGATCGAGTGGCGCGAGGTCCTCGCCGAACTGCTGCGAGACGACGGCTCCGACCTCGTCGATACCTCCGATCTGCAGCTGGAGCCGCTGTCGTGAGCGCCGCCATCAACACCGGCGGGCCCGCCTTCCCGGTCAACGACTTGCAGAGCGCGCACGCGACTGCGATGGCCGCTTCCATCGACATCGAGGATGCCGCCGAGCGCGAGCGCGCCTACATCCTGGCCCGCGCTGAAGCCGTGATCGGCATGACGCTGCGGGACTACTTCGCTGCCCAGGCGATGCAAGGCGCGTTCACGCCGCCCATCGAGTCCACCAAAGGGGGCAAGGACTACATCGCGATGCACGCCTACCAGATGGCCGACGCCATGCTGAGAGCGAGGGCCGCATCGTGAAGACGCGCACCGTCATCGCCATCGTCGTGGTCATCGACCTGCTGCTCTTCGCAGCGATGTACTGGACGCTGAAGGAAGGGGGTGTGATTTGAACCGCGCCGCCCTTCCCCCGCGCACCGCTCCGGTGACACCGTGGAACCCCTCGCGTGGCGCTGTGGCGCGCGTGAAGAACCCGCTGCCAGTGCCGGAAAAGTGCCCGAACTGTGGCGCCGCGGTCTTCATCGGATCGAACGCCCGCATCTACGGCCGCGAGTTCGGCAAGTGGCCATGGGCGCTGATGTGCACCGGCTGCGACTCCTATGTCGGCCTGCACCCGTTCACGGGCATCCCCCTCGGAACGCTGGCCACGCCGCCGATGCGGCGCGCGCGCAGCGAAGCCAAGGACGCTTTCAACCCGCTGTGGCAAGGCGGCGCGATGACGCGCAGCGAGGCCTACGCATGGCTGGCCAGCGCGCTCGGCATCGCCAACGTCGAGGAATGCCACATCGGCTGGTTCGATGTCGCGCGGTGCGCGGCAGTCATCGAAGCCGTGAAAGCGAGGGCTTCGTGATCTCCGCGCTCGAAACCATCGCCGGCTACGTGCTGGCCTTCCTCATCACCCTCGGCCTGGTCTGGTGCCTCGACCGCTGGGTTTTCTTCAACGGCCAACCAGGACTGTTCTCATGATCTTCGCGCCCACGAATCCCGACAAGATCGCATCGCAGCAGTTGTACGAAGCACGTCGCATGCTCCTGGAGCACCGCGCCGCCGCCGAGTACCACGACACGATGGCTCGGATGTACGAGGCCCGCATCGCGCGTCTCAGCGCCGAGCAGCCGCAGAAGGTGACGCCGTGAGCCGCGCGCCGCACTACTTCCCCGACGACACGCCCGATCCCGTGGCCGAGTCCTGGGACTCCATCACCGAGCTGCTGCAGCTGGTACGGGCGTGGATCGCCTTCTCCGCGGTCTGCGCTGTGCTGGCGGTCGCCATCGCCTTCTCGTTCCCCACCTTCTTCACCCTCTTTCGCTGAAAGCCTGCGACATGGAAACCTCCGCCACCCAGCCCCTCGCCGTCGTGCGCGCCAGTTCCTGGCCCACGCTCTTCGACTGCTCGTACAAGTGGTACTGGCAGAACATCATGGGCCTGCGCAGCCCGTCGGGCGGTGCCGCCCATCTCGGCACCGCAGTGCACGCCGGCACCGCGGTCTACGACCAGGCCATCCTCGACGGCAAGTTCATCAGCGTGGGCGAGGCGGTCGACGCGGCACGGGAGTCCTTGCAGAGCCCGGAAGACGATGTTGCCTGGGACGAGAACCTCTCCCCCGCCGATGCTGACAGCTTCGCGGTGAAGCTGACGACAAAGTACTGCCTCGACATCGCGCCGACCCGCACCTACACCGCAGTCGAGCTGAAGTGCACGGCGCTCGACATCGGAACCGTGCACGGCGTCGTCCGCGTCACCGGCACCACCGACCGCATCCGCCTGACCGAAGACGGCCGCAAGGGTGCCTCCGACCTGAAGACCGGCGGCCGCGCCACCGAGAAGACCGAGGCCGGCACCCGGCGTGCTGTCACCAAGGGCCATCACATCCAGCTCGGCATCTACACCCTGATGGCCGAACAGGCCTCCGGCGAGCGGATGGAGGCCCCCGCCGAAATCATCGGGCTGCAGACGACCAAGGACACGCCCTGCGCCACCGGCGAACTCGCCGACGTGAAGACGCCGCTGCTGGGCGACGGCAAGTTCCCCGGGCTCATCGAAATCGCCGCCGGCATGTTGAAGAGCGGTGTCTTCCCGCCGAACCCGAAGTCGAACCTGTGCTCGCGCAAGTTCTGCCCGGCCTTCGCCGCGCACTGCAAATACCACGACTGACCACCACTCCCTAGAAGGAAAGCCATGTCTGCAACTGCAACCGCAGCGGCTCCGGCCGCGAACACCGCCACCATCCAGCAGCTGCGCCAGCACCAGGTTGCGGCCGCTCAGGAGCCCGCCGATCAGGTCGTGGATCTGTTTTCGTCGCGCGGCTTCGCGCTGGCACAGCGCATCGCGCAAGCGTTCTCCACGTCGAACGCCGTGCCCGTCGCCTTTCGACAGTGGGTCGAGAAGAAGCTGCCGGGCGGCGGCATCGAGTATGTGGAGAACACAAACGCCTTGGGCAATTGCCTTGTAGCGATCGAGACCGCCCGCGCTGTCGGCATGAGCATCACAGCGGTGATGCAGAACGCCAACGTGATCGAGGGCCGGCTCACGTGGTCGGGCCAGTACAAAATCGCAGCGATCAACGCCAGCAAGCGCTTCACGCCCCTGCGCTTCGATGTCGTCAACAAGGGTGTCATCAAGGCCACCTACAAGGAAAAGCAGGGCTGGAATCGCGAGAGCCGGCGCTTCGACTTCAAGGACATCACGGTCGAGATCGAGAACCTCGAGTGCGTGGCCTGGGCGCTGCCGGGGAACATGGCGTTCCCGCCGAACGTGCGCACGCTGGCCGACGCGAAGGCCCTGAAGCTGCCGGTGATCGAGTCGGCGCCCGTCAGCATGAAGCTCGCGGTCGAGGAAGGCTGGTACGGCAAGGCCGGCTCGAAGTGGCAGACCGAGATGAAGCACCTGATGCTTCAGTACCGGGCCGGCAGCTTCTTCGGGAACATCCACGCGCCCGACATCGTGATGGGCATGGGCCGCACGACCGAGGAGATGCAGGACGCCGTCGTGATCGACCTCGACCAGGACTCCGTGCGCGTCACCAGCACCGAGGACCTCCGCAGCGGCGTCGCCGCTAGCGCGGCCGCCGAGGTCATGCAGAAGAACGGCATCGACCCGGAGCAGGAAGAGCCCGCTGCCACACCAGCAGCGGCCGATACCACCGAGGCAGGGGCCACCACCAGCAGCGCCGCACCCGCGGACGCGAAGGCCAGCGGCCTTGACGTCGATGCCTTCGCAGAGAAGCTGGGCGCCTGCAAGGACCAGGACTCCCTGGATGCCGCCATGGACAGCCTGCGTGCGCTCAACCCCACCGATGAGCAGCGCGCCGTGCTCTCGGATGTCTACCAGCGCCGCGCCGCCGAGCTCGAAGCCCCAGCCGGCGCGCCGCCGGCTCCTGCATTCGCGCCCACCAGCCGTCGCGCCCGCGGCACCACCCCCTCCATCGACTGAGCACCACCACCATGAAGATCACCCACATCACGGCCGAGAACTTCCTCGGTGTCCGCCGCGCCGACGTCGCGCTGGGCAAGCC